CAACACTGTGACGCTGACCTTTACCACGCCACAAGTCGGTCAGGCTAAGCTGATCTAAGGAGCTAACATGCCTGGCAAGATTCATCACCCAGCAGTTTACCGCCACGAGCAGGCCTCTCCTGCTATGGTGTGGAACGTTGTGCACAATCTCGGTGGAAACGGTTCAACCGGTATTCCAATCGTAGACGTGTTTGTCGAGTATGAGAGCGCTGTGCAGAAGATCATTCCGAGCTCAGTTGAAATCGTAGACGCAAACAACGTCACAATCACTTTTACAACGGCGCGCAGCGGTTACGCTGTGGTCGTCGTCTGAGGAGAACGCAATGCCTTGGTCACCACAACCATTTGAAAGCGGCGTGCGCGTCTGGACCCACTACCAGAACTCGCCGCTTACAACGTGGAACATCGAACACGGCATGAGCGTTGAGCCACTCGTCGAGGTCCATGCCTACGACGACAGCAACGTTCTGCAAAAAGCGTTTCCACTTTCGATCGTGCAGGTCGATGAAAACAACACCACCATTACATGGTCATCACCACGTAAGGGCGTCGCAATCTTTGTAGCAACTCCACTGTTCACCGTAGACCCATAACACGCTGCTAGCAGCATCACATATCATAGGAGATGACCATGTCAGGATTTGCAAACTTCATCCCTGGCGTCGGGCAAGCAAAGCTGATTGGAATCGGAATTGCTGTAGCTGGCGCTCTCGCACTTGCCATCTACATCGGTGTTCTCAAGCACCAGGTGAAGAGCCTTCGTGAGGACAACACCGTTCTCGTGCAGAACAACAAGGTGCTGCAGGACAACAATGACACGCTCAAGGGAAACCTGAAGACGGCCACCGAGGCCAATGAAGAGAATGTCAAGACGATTGACAAGTTGAAGAAGGAGCGTCAAGCTGCTGTCAACTCTGTCGCCGACCTTGCAAAGAAGCAGAAGTCAAACGCTGCAACTATCGGTCAACTCCAGACCCAACTCTCTGACATGCGCAAGGATGCAGCGAACAACGGTGAGCTTGCTCCTGTTCTTCGTGAAACCATTCGTGGCATTCAGAACACCGCTGAGGTGACTCCATGAAGAAGCTCATCATCGTAGCCGCTGCAGTTGCTTTGACTGGCTGCGGCATCAACCCAGTCAAGCCTGAGCGCCAGACTGTCAAGGAAGTTTCGTACATCGTTGCCGTTCCTCCAAAGGAGCTCACGACCCTTCCAGCCAAGGTTCCTGATATCGACGTCGATGCAGCTGATCAAGCCGCTGCAGCTGACTGGCTCCTGAAGAAGGAGAAGTACACGCGTGACGTTGAGGACCTCATGACTGGCATGGCACAGTACCTTGTTGATCTTCAGGCAAAGCTTGACGAGAAGGCAAAGGCAGACAACGCTGCCGCCATCAAGGCCGCAGACGAGTATGATGCCAATGCTGGTAAGCGCGCAGCTGACAAGAAGGTTGAGCTCAACGCACAGCCATCGAGGTAACGATGGGCTGCGATTGCGCCAAGGTCGAGCGCACTCCACTTTGGAGCGCCATCCCTGAGTACAGGCAGCCGACCGAAATCCAGAAGGGTGAGAACATTGAGTGCTACGCAAAGCGCTCAGGGTCCCCTTCTGGCCAGAAGAACGATATTGGTTCCCAGCCTGTCAATAAGATCAAGAACACTTCGTTCACCTCAAGCCTGAACGGTCAGGTGAGCCAGACGTTTGAGCTCACACCAAACTCCACACCAACTGGAACAGTGGTATGGCAGTTCGTCATAGATGGAACCAACCGTACGAACACCACGTTCATGGGCATCTACTGGGATTCCAGCGGTGTCATCAGCGGAACAGTAGATGATGCCTTCGTGAATGTCGCATACCAGGTTCTTGCATCTGTATCAGATGACAGCGGCAGTCTGGATGCCCGCACCTTCACCTTCTTCCCAAAGAAGGGGTCTGCAAAGGGTGAGACGATCAAGTTCGTTATGCCGTTGATTGGCGGTACCGCAAGGGTAACGTGCGCCTTTGGGCCACGCACGCCACCAGCACCAGGCGCAAGCTCAATGCACAACGGCATCGACCTTGCGCTGACAGATCACTCACAAGGTACCATCGTATCTGCCGCCGACGGTGTCGTCGTGAAGGCGGGACCTGCAACCGGCTTTGGAAACTGGGTGGTGATTGAGCACTACGACTCTTCACAGCGCCTTGTCTGCACGACAGTTTACGGCCACATGAAGACCATCTTTGTGAACGTCGGTGACAAGGTTGCAGCTGGTCAGAAGATCGCTCTTGAGGGTAATGAAGGCATCGGCTCTGGCATGCACCTTCACTTCGAGATTCACAAGGGTCAGTGGAGAGCTCCAACCGACCCAGTGCCGTACCTTGACGGCACTATCGATGTTGCTAACAACAACGATCCAAACGTTGAGGGCCCTGACGGTACGCCAGAACCAACTGGCTACGATACGGTTACCACGGCAGATTCGGGCATGACTACAGCTGAGGCTGAGGCCAGCAACAAATGCCCAGGCGATGCTGGAACTCCAGAGGTTTCACCAGGCGTGGACAGCGGTGCGCTACCAGAAGATGGTGCAATCGCTGATCGCGCGATCCCAGACATTGACAATCCACCAACTCCGCCTGTCAACAACGTCGGCAAGAATCGCAGCGCTTGCGCGCCAGCAACGACACCAAGCTCAAGCGCAGTGATCGCTGCAATCTGGCAAGCATGCGATGAAGACGTTGACATTACTGCAGACGATAGAACTTTCATTCAAACGGTTGCGCAGATTGAAAGCAACCTTGACCCATACGCCAAGAACCCAACATCATCGGCAACAGGACTTTACCAGTTCCTCGATGCTCTAGCCGTGAAATACTACGGCGAGCTTGGAGTTCCACCTACGTGCGCTAACCGCTGCGATCCACTAATTGCGACGCGTGCCATGATCCTCTTCTACAAGGCTGAGATCAAGCCGTACTGGGTAAACTTCGTGAACTCGGGAAAGACGACCATCGCTGGCAAGCCGATCAAAGGGACTGACTGGTCTGAGCAGTATGACAAGCTCAGCTCAGGTGACTTCATGTACGGCCTGGTACACCATGACGGTGTAGGAAACGCAGTGAAGGGAAAGGACCTTGGCGGTGTGGACTACTGGCGCAAGAAGGTCACGTAAGGATCTTCTGAAGATCCTCGATGAGCGGGTATGGTTGGTTGTGATGGAACCGTTTCCAGAACTGTGGGTGGTACGTCTGTCTGAATTTCCACCTACCATCACATAGCTCTTCAAGAGCGGTGAACATCCACTTCTTGGCATTCCCACCAAGAGCAAACATGTAGATGTCTTTCGGTAGCTGCTTCAGCACCTGCCACGGCAGTGGTTTTCCATGCCGATCGTAGGCATTGATCCACACCAAGTCCTTCTCATCTATCTCGGCCTGCTGAAGCTTGAGGTTCAGCCAGCCAGAGCAGTTGAGAACTGAGTAGAACGGAGTGTGGTGGTAGCCCTCTTGAGTTGGGGCACCTGGACCTGGACGATCACCGATAAGAAGAACCTTTGGGGTCCTCAGCCGCTTTCCAGCTAGAAGCTTGAGGTACGTATCCTTACGAACCTTTAGACGGTGAAGAATTGCCCTCTTAGTGTCTGAGGGCAGAGCGTCATACACGCTCATTCAACAACGACGTCCTTGGTCTTCTTCTCGAGAATCTCAATGCGACGCTTCATCTCCTGAAGGCGCAGAGCGAGGTAGCCGATGCCGGCAAACAGAACAGCAATTGCGAGGTAAGTGTAGTTCATGGGTTGTCCTAGTGACCAAACACCATTGTATCTAGTAGCTACAGCAGAGTAAACTTAGAAGTGACCTTCGAACCACTGCTGCCATGAACCTGGGAAGTTCGTTGGCTGGTAGAACCAGCGTCCGCCGCCCTTAGGCTGAATGCAGACGTTCAGCTTGATCTGGTACAGGTCGCTCACCAGAACTGGCGAGATGACGGTAATGAAGTGTGGGCCAGCCGGAAAGAGAACAAGCGTGCCACGCTGTGGAACAAGGCTGAAGTTGTGGACTGGGAATTCAAGCTTACCGCCGAAGACCTCGAAGCGAGGATCGATCGGCACGTTCTCATTGAAGTCCTTCAGCCAAATGAAACCTACGAGATCAACGTCCTTGTACTGTACCCACTTCTTGCGAACGAACTTTGCGTTCTCGCAGCCTGGCTGCTCAGCCGGAACCTTGGCATTCTCTGGGTAGATTTGAAAGACAGGCTTCTCCAACCCACGGTACTCAGCGTTGTATGTCTCTTCCACCTGTGGGATCAGCGCACGAAAGCGCTCGGCGATCTCAATGTCCCATGAAAGGTTGTGGCGCTCCATCTTCTTTGGGTTGCCATCCTTGTCCGTGTCAGGGGCCCCCACGTGGATGCTCTCTACGATTCTCTCGCATGTGAGTGGTGATAGGAAGTCTTGAACAACGATGAACGGGCTTTTCATGGTGCCTCTATGATATGATGGGTGGTCTAGTTACTTGCCTGGTCCGACAAACTTCCAGATTGCTCCAAAGATTGCTGAGATGACTACTGCAGCACCGATAGTTCTGTTCTTGATCTTATCGATGTTGTCAGCACGACCCTCGAGAACCGTGACACGACCATTGGTCTTGGTCACCTGTTCGAGAATCTTGCCTTGCGATTCCTTGAGGTCCATAAGGGTCTCAAGAATCAATTCTTCATGTGATGCCACGATTGCGTGTTCCTTTATGCTGTCTAAGCAGGCATTGTAGTAGGGAAATGCTTGTTGACTATTTCTGCTACATCATTGCCAAAGGTCACGCGTGGAGAATCCTGGCCGTCTTCGAGTTTGAGAAATACTGGTACGAGGTCTGAGTCACCAAATGCAGCCATCACTCTGATGCGGTTGCCTTCTGTGACTGGGAACTTGAATGACATGCCACCAAACTTGAAGTGTGCATGCTCAGCGACGATAGAGAGTTCACTGACGGCGAGAGAGCTCTGCTCCATTGCAGCGTCATAGCTGAATGGAATTGCCATGTCAGATGAGAAATCCTTGATTGAGAACTCACCGCTAACTGGCGGTGGTAGCGACGCTGCGA